TAAATCATTTATTTCGGCATCGGTATATTGACTCATTTCATTTAAAACTTGAAAACTTACAACAACAGTACCACTTACAGAAACCCTATCTACTATACCTATATGATTTCTATCAAAGTCTTCCGCGCTTCCAGCGGCAGACCTAGAATTAGAATGTCCAAAACAAACACAGTGTTCATTTTTTAATACCCCTGATGGTATAGTTAATTTGAATTTTCCAGCGTCTAAACGTTCTATTTTACTTATATTGTGATAACTATTAACAATTACAGAAGGTTCAGATGCGTCAAAATTAATCCATGCCTTAGCTATTCCGCGAGCAGATTTAAAATTAGAACCGTCTTGAAAATTAAAAGTAGTATTTTGACCAAGCGTTATTTTATCACCACTTGGGAAATAATCAAATTTAAGACCTCTATTTGAAACTAAATCGCCAGAACTAGCTATGTATTTACCACCCATCTTTATACTACCTGTCATAGTTCTAGTTCCACCTAGATCTAAAAATCCTGGATGTGAAGCTATATTATCTCTATTAGCTAAATCATTATGATTTATTCCAGACGGTCCTGGATATGGCATAGTTTGATCTGGCCCATTAGAATTTGGGAAAGTGATACCTTGTTCAGTAATAAAAAACCCTTTTGTCCTAACATTATTTTCAAACGGAAAAGCCTCATTATGATCACCGCTTGAAACTATTAAATTAATAGAATGTGTCAAATCAACAAGCGGCTCTCTAATATCAGCCGCCGAAATACTACCGGCATTATTATCTGGTATTCTGCTACCTATCTCTGATATAAGTGTGGATTTATTTTTTAAATTTGGCATTAAAACGTTCCTCTATTATAAATTAAGTCATAAATTTGATATATACCACCAGCAGAATCTGTATAAGGTCCAAGTATAGCTGAACCAAGATTTCCAGATTCTATAGTTTTAATTTGGAAAAGCGCATCCTGATATTTTAAACAAATACTGTCGGACACAATTTTAGAAGCTGATAGTTGCCCAGTATTATCTACAGTAATCTCAGAAACGCCATCCTTCATTGTTATTCTTTTTCCGCCACCACTATTTAACAGGGTTTTATATTCACTACCAGATATTAAACACGCTGTTTTTAAAGCTATTAATAATAACAAATCTTTATTTTCTTCTGGCGAAGGTGTTATATTAAATGGTATAGAAATACTATAATCTTTATTCTGTATATCCATACACACAAATTGAGAACCTACCAGCAAATTATTTTCTAAAGATTCGTCGCTATATTTTTCTTTATTTACGTCCCCTATAAGTATTCTAAGAGACATTAAAAGTATTTCTTTCCAGTTCATAGATCACACCCTGGCAATTTAGCCCCTAATTTGTATCTTAATCTTGGTCTGTTATTAGCCCTATTACCAACCCTAAACGAAACATGTTTATATTTATCTATCTTACTAAGATTAGCCGTTGGTATATCATATTTTAGTATTATATTTATATATTGTTTATTATCTAGTATAGCTTGTTTTATTGAGCTAGTAATATCAAAAATTATTAATCCACCCTTAGTAAAAGTAGTTTGTTTATTTATTCCACTAATTGATGATAATGAAGATACAGATGTTGGAAAATCTCCCGTAGAAGTTTCGCAAGATATACTTAACCAATTAAATGAGCCATTGAAAAATGTTCTAATAGAATGATTATTTAAATCTTTAGATTTAAAATATTCTAAATCTTCTGTATCTATACCCTCTATTTCAAATATTAATTCTACTTTTCCGTTAATATCTATATAACTATAATCGGGAACCTTAAATTTTAACACCGTATTCCTTTTTGAGCTAAGCGGTTTTAAATTTGGGTATTCGTTTGACCTATATTCATCTCCAACTAAGAAATAATCAACCGGAATACCATTTTTTTCTTGTCCAACTATAACATCATAATAACCACTAACCGGAGTACATGTATTAATAGATAAAGAAGAAGCGTCAATATAATCAATAAATTCAAAGTTTCCAGTTCTAGTATTGTTAAGTATTGGTATACTTGGGACATTTGGTATATAGATTTTAAGATCATTATATAATATATCGTAAGAAGGTTCTTTAAAATATATATTAGAACTATCAGATAAATCTAAATTAGGTATTGCTGTATCATAAGTTTCCAATTTAACCTCTGTAGTTCCCGCAGGAATAGTAGCATTTATATAACCGTCATAACTCTCAGACACTGTTAATATAGGTGTATCATTCGCTAAAATTCTAAATCCAACTGTTGATAATGTTGGAAATCCACTATCATGTATATATGTATTTTCTATAGAACTATTAATATTATTATATAAAGTAACCCTTTTTCTAATAGTAGTTTTAGATTCTTCTGTATTGAATTTTAAATACATACTCAATCTAGAAGCTTGTGTTGGTTGTATATTTATACCGGATTCTACAAAAAATGTATTTGGATTAGTACTAAATATATTAACTTCATCATTATCAACAATTTTTATATCTGGATCAACATTTCCAGAAGACATAACGGCATACTTTAAAGAATTAAAATAATAATATTCTCCAATATAACCAGATGGTCCAGAATATCTATAAAGATTATAATTAGAAATCGGTCTATCTAATCCTGAACCAATGTTATTGGGTGGGTTAAAACTTCTAACTGAAGAGATATAACCACTTCCGTAGTGTAAATTATTACTAACGGTTTTTACAAAATTAGCCATTTATTATTCTTCCTGATAAATCATAGTATAGTTTAACATATATCCTTGTGGAGAATAAGTTAAAAAGTCTGATGTTGAACCTGTAGAACCCGTAATAACAACCGGTGATAAACTAGCCCCAATATTAGTATTTCCGCAAGATGCGATACTAGGCATAGTTGCTGGTTTTTTATTATTACCGGAAATAATTTGTTCTTCAAATATTTCACCTTTTAATCTTAAATTACCATCTTGATCTAAATATGCAACCAAATCACCATTAGAATTATACCAATGTTGTAACGGTACGGTAAGATCGTCAGATTTAGCACAAACTTCTAAAGATGCTGCCGGATATGTCCTGCTAGCACCGCCAACAGATACTCTACCAATACATATATCGCCAGCAATTATACCGGCTATATTAGCTTTATTGCTAACATGACCATTAATCAATTTTCCAAAACTTTGGTTAGGTAATATTTCTAAGTTATTAGAACCCTTAACACCTTCTAGAGCATTGTCCCCTATACCTATAGAATTATCAGAATCGGCAAATTGACCAGCAGAAGATCCTATAAATACACTGTTATCAGAAGAATCTGTGTCTTGACCGGCAGAAGATCCTATAAAAACAGAATTATCACAATTAGAAGAATTTCTACCAGCCCTATGTCCGATAGCTATTAAAGATATATCAGCATCAAGATTAATATTAGAAGTATATGCGTTTTGACCAGCTTTAGGACCAATAAAAATACTATTAGTTATCCATTGAGAGCTATCACCAGCCTGATTTCCGATAAAAATTGTATTACGGATTCTTTCATTATCTATTATAGTATTGTTAGATAAAATTAAATTATAACCAACGTCACATTGAAAAAATATCTGTGGGTTTGTATGATTTACAAATTGAGATAATTGTGATATAGGAGTTTTCTTAACTTCCCCATCTGTTTCCACTATTATATTAGAATTATTACCAAATTGATTAGAACCATTATCCGAATCCATATTTGATAAATCTAAAGATATAGCAGTAAGCTTTGTACCTGAATCATAATCTATAGATATTCCATTGCCAGCAACCGTTGGTATTCCACTAGCTGTAGGTATAGAAGTTCCATCTGTAAATCTTAAATCGCCGTATAAATTTAAGTTCCCCTTAACGCCTAAAGAAGGTATTGTATTAGTAAACACATGGGAAAAAGATGGCGGATTTAAAAAAGAATAAATATTAGTAAATTCAAGTAAATTAAATTCATTATAACCATCTCGCAATAAACTTAAATAAGATTTTCCAGACAAATCCTGTTTTATATTTGTAGATTCATAACTAACAGTATCTAAAATTTTTCTTACTTGTAATCTTTCTGGTACTTTAAAATAACCAGGGTTATTACCATCTTTTATTTTTGCATCTACAAATAATTCACCACCATACCCAATTAATAATCTACCTACATCATTATTACCTTGTGGCGTAGCTAGAAATTCTAATAAATTATTTCCTATAATAATATTATTTTCTTCTACATTATAATCTTCTACATTATTTTGGCCTATCACTATACATTCTATTGCATTAAAATCATTTCTATCCCCGTTGTTACCTATTAATGTATTTCCACCATTATCAGTAAAAACAAACGCATCATTATATTTATCGGGTTGAGTTTCAGATAAAAGATCAAATATATTCCCAGAGCCATCTTTAAAATAAATAGATTCAGATTTATTTCCAGACCCAGTAACTACATATATAGTGCCATGACCAGTTTTAGCGGCTGGTTCGATAGAACGTTTTATTCTAAGCGGTGTTTCTAGATTAAATTCTCCACTTTGTAAACTAAAAGAATCGGTATTATTACCATCATAATATAAACTGCCTTTTGTAGATATTCCATCAGATTCTAATTTAAAACCATAATTCAAATCGTTACCACTTGAAGATAATTCTAAAGATGATGGACCGGTTTTAGAAGAGAATCTCACATTAGAGTTATCTCTTAAATAAACATTAAAAGCCCCTTTAGGAGTTATAACTTGATCTGATAAAATAGCTCCTGACAAATATGGTATGAATGTTAAATAAATAGTGTCGGCAGATACTACATTATTATTGGCTTTAATATAATTAAAATAATCTCCGCTTGGACCATTTGTTTCATAAGTAGTATTTAAAGATATATATCCTATATCTTCATATATAGATGCTTCAATTGTAGATCTAGAAGAATAATTCCCGAACATATTCTGTTCGGGTATTGCTATAGACTTTATTTCGGCATATGGACTTTCTACATAAGTTAAAGCAGAAAATCCTACAAAATCTTGGATATATTGATCATTACCAGTTATTATTCCATTATTAGTAATACGAAGCTCTGTATCATTATTAGTTAATAATCTTAATGATTCTCTACCTCTAAGAGCATCGGTCATAATATGATTTCCAACATCAGTAGATATACTAATATTAGAATTCCAGTGAGATCTGGATAAGGCGTTATCAGAAACTAAATTAGTTAAAAGCAAATTCGGCTTAGTATAATATAAACCATATTCTCTATTATATCCCTCGCCACTAGAAAGTATATAAAGACCACCGGTATTTATACCTTCATCAGTTAGTATAGGTTTAGGGTTATTATCTAATGGATCTACGCCACTAGTAGATAAGAATATTTTCTTATTAAAAGAATTAATTGTAGATGTATTAGTTACATTATTTATTGTGGCGGTTTCTGTTACATATAAATTTTTTACATGTAGATTATTAAATTCATCTCCACTAGCCCCAATATTTACAATGCCGCCTGGAATAATATTTTTATTAAGAGAAATGTTAGAATCAGAATCAATTTCTCCAACATAAATTCTATCCCAAACATAACTAGATGTACCTAGAGTATTATCAGAATTTTCTGTAGATGGTGTTATATTACCATTTACCTGAAGAGTTCCATCTTCGTGTAAATCGTTAGTACCAACCCCCAATATTAAATCTGATAAATCCCCTCTTAAGAGAGGGGTTACTGATGGGTGACCATTCGGATTATTCGAAACAAAATCCTCGCTAATATCGTGAGAGCCGATATAGAGTTGATTTTCATCGTTTTGGCCTATATAGTAACCGGCGTATGTACCAACCCCTATATTATTTTTTCCTCTTTTTAAGTTTAATAAAGACCCAACACCTATAGAAGTGTTAGAATCTCCGCTCATATTATTTTCTAAAGCATAAGTCCCAATAGAAGTATTATTATTACCTAGTAAATTACAATGTTGAGAGTTGCTTCCAACAGATGTGTTATTAACCCCTATAACATTTGGCATAGAATCTTCGCCAACAGAAGTATTATTAATAACCCTTGTTGACAAATTATTAGATAAAATATTTTCCCCAGACATTAATATATGTAAAGAGTCTATTATATCTAATAAACTATTTTTAATATCTTCTGGGGTAACCCTTCGTTCTGTATTAGATGTTATATATTGAGATATATAATCAATTAATTGAGACTTATTTTTTATAGTCATTATTCTATAGATAGCCCCAAGTTACCAGGATTAAATTTAACAGTTTCTCCAGCATAAATTATTCTTGGGGGATCTAATTCTTTAAAAAATAAAACATTTCCTTGACCAGGGATGTTACTATCTACTATAGCTATACCAGAAATTGTACCCCAATCTCCTGTCGGTGTAGGAAAAACAATATTAGTTTTGTTTCTTATTGGGCCTAAATCGCTCTTATGACTTTCTGGATAATATTGCCATTTAGCGGCAGAATTAGCTAAAGTGTTTATTTGAACCCTATTATATCCAGGGCCATTTACTTCATTAATACTAGCACCGGTTTGGTTTGGATGAACTACAGATTTTGTTAGTGCTACAGATAATCCACCAGTTGGCGCTGGAAATGATTGATTTAGAACAATGTGTTTAAGAAGTTTTTCTTCTAAGTAATTAGAAGTTCCGTACATAAAATATCCCCCTGTTAATAAATGTTGATTACAACTATTTATACACTTTAACACATTTCCATCAATACAAAAAAAAATCCGGCAAAAGGCCGGATTTTTCTTAGTATCAAATTTAACTTAGAATGAACCTAAGATTACTCGCCTTGTGTCCAATACTCCGAACCCTAGTTCTTGCCATCCATAGAAACCGACTCTTTGTTGTCTGTGCATGGTTGGGTCTGGGAAAACTCTCAGTTCTCTCTTGATAGGCATAACAAAACTATCATTCGAACTAAGATCAAGACCTATAACAATTTCTCTGTCGCCATTAGCTACAGATCCACCAAGAACATCTTCGAAAAAGACCTGATATTCTTGTCCATAACCAAGTTCATCAAGATCATGAAGATTAACACCAAACAATCTAGTTACCTTATCAGATAAATAAATTTCTCGTCTAGTAATTTCATCAACTTGATCAAGACCCCAGTTTTTAACATCTTGCAATGCTTCTGGACTTACATACAAATCGGTTAACTTACCTCTAACGCTAGATCCACTATTACCACCAGCGTTTCTTCGCATAGTATTTTGTAGCAAAGAAATCAATCTCTTTGTAAACATGCCTGCTGGAGCATTAGCATCATAAACAAGAATGTTTCTATCTACGCCTGCGGCAATAAGGGTGTGCCAACCATCATCATTAGCTTTCTTAACAAAGCCTTGTCTCATGATTTCTAGACCTCTAGCGGCAACGTCCCACTTAGCTTCTTCAGAATATCGTAGCAACCAGTCTACAGAAGAAGTAATATTATAAGTAGGAATTGCGATATAATCAGATTCAAGACTTCTTTCTGGAATCCTACCATGACCAGGATTGGTATAAGCAACATGCTCATTTTCCATACCTGGAGCCAACATATCAATTGGATATTCAGCAGTAGCCCCTTTTTCTAAAGGAATACCTTGATAAATACCTTCTAACGTTCCACCAACAAGAACAGTTTTTCTTAATAGTGTCTCCATAGATTCCGCATATTCTAACTGAGCGGCGTGAGCAATTTCACTATTCAAATCGCCGGTTTTTCTTAGCAAATCAATTACGCTATCATCCGGCCTTACTAATTTCAACTTCATAATTATAATTCTCCTGTATTAGTTAGGTAGATTGACTTCGATTTTAGCGTAGCCATCTGCGTCTTTACTAGTTAAAAATCTTCCAACTTTATGTATAGCATTACCAGAAGTTGCTGTAAAATAACCAGGGGTTGATTTACTAACATAAGCAGCCGCACCATAAGCAGGTGTTCCGTCAACCATATTGGTAACGACATAACCTTTTCTAAGAATAGTAACCTTTCCACCAACCTGAACTTCATTTTTATAGATATTCATGTGTGTACGAGTTAAATCTTTATTAACAACATCGTTGAGCAAAACTCCCAAAGGAACACCACTCGTAGAATCACCAACAGCTTGATATACAGCAATATTTTCGCCTTGATCCATAGATGCACCTGAACCAGCAGTTGCACCATGTACAGCTATACCACCTCTATCAGCAACTCCACCACCCCAATAGAAACTAATGTCGTGTTGGATTTCATTTCGATCAGCTTTTAACGCCATATTTATTCTCCTTCTTTATCTTTAAGGCCAATTGTTTCAGACAACCAAGAAGCTAAAGAAGCTTTCAATTTCTTAGATTTTTCATCAGCTTCGCCTTGATTAGGACTAGCTTCACCAGAAAGATCATTTAGAGTTTCGGCATTAGCCTTAGCATCTTTCTTTTCTTTCTTATCTTCTTCTTCTTTCTTCATGTCTTTCTTTTCTTTATATTCATCTTTCTTAGCTATTGAACGAATATCTTCGACAATTTTATCAAAATTTTCATCACTAAGAGTCTCATATAATTTCACAGAAGATTCAGCTTGAGATTTTTGCAATCCAGCCTCAACCAATTTGTTAAGTCTAGAAGCTTCTTTGCTAGCGATAGCAATTTTTGTTAGCTCACCTTCGACTTCTGAGATTTTTTTCTTAGATTCTGCCAATTCTGTATTAAGAGAAGTTATAGACTTATCTTTTTCAGAAACTGTATCAGCAAATTCTTTAATTTTATTTTGTAGTTCAGCGATAGTTTTATCCTTCGCTTCAGACGATGCTTTAATAGCATCTTCTTTGTTCTTCAATTCTTCAGCTTTAACTCTATCAAACTCTACTTGCAAAGCCTTTAATTGAGATAGGGCTGCATCTAGTTTTTCTTGATTAGCTTTAAGCTGTTCTTTCAAAACTTCTTCATTCATACTTTTTTTCTCCGATATACTAAATTTCTTTTTTTCTTCAGGTTTTTCAAATGAAGCCGTAGATTTTAAAATTATACTTCTAGGATTAGCCGGATTAGATACTAGACCTTTTCCAGAAAAAACAAAATCTCTTAAAACCCTACCTAATTTATGACCTTCGTATTCACCAGAACCACCATAAATTCTTAAATGTTTAGTCAGATATGAAGTTGATTCTGACCTTTCTAATATAATCGATCCGCCACCTGGAACTATTATTCCATAATCAAAATTAGGAAATAAACATTCCATAGAAACAAACCAAAGTCCTTCATCTATTTCAGCTAGAATTTTTTCTACTCTAGCATTATTTTGCTCTTTTCTCCATAATTTATAAACAACCGCTGCGGTTATTATATCAAATGAATCAGGTATTTCTAATGTAGAAGATGTGATAATTTTATCACCACTAACTACATAACTACCAGTTATATGTCCTACTATATCATCTTCATCATGCTCAATATTTAACTTCTTATCTATAGGCGTATCTTTAGCCTTCCACATTTCCGATGAAAGAAAAATATCGTCATTTAAATTCCATCCAGTAGAAGCTAAAACAGTCTCTAAATAAGCCAAATCTGGCTGATTAAGATTAAATGCGTTAGATTTAAACAATCCTTCTATTTGTTCATTAGTTGGATTTTTATTTAATCTAACTTTTGATTGATAAGCTATAGAAGAATTTAGTATTAAATCCCCTATACCATCTTTCTGTTCTTGTTTAAATACTTTCATTTTTACCTCTGAAGAAATATACACAAAACTTTAAAAATCTCTTAAAATATACTCTGTATAAGAACTAAGTACTTCCATTCTAAAATCTTCTAATCCTATTCTATCTAATGTAATTCCTTTATTTTCAATGGTTTGTATGAAGCCTTTTGGAGAAATACACCCCTTTGAAAGTAAATATATTATATCTTGTTCTGATACGTTTTCATATACTTTTAGATTACAAAGTACGTCTATTTTCGTAAATTCAAGATCTTTTATTTCGGATTTACTAAGTTGTCTTAGGTGTTTTTTACCAATAGAATGCAGAAATGCAGAATTAACAAGTTCAGATATAATAGCCCATGAATTATTAACCCATTTGATTGTTTCTGATATAGAGGCTGAAGATCTAGGTTTAACCGATCTTTGTTTTCTAGTTGTAGAATCTTTCTTTTTTATAGGTCTACCATTTTGTCCAGGTGGTTTAGAAGCCATCCTATCTTTATTTATTTTCTCATTGTGTTTTAATTGCTTATCCAATTTTTGCATTTCTTTATCAAAATTAGCATTATGAAAAGGTCCAGCTTTTTCTGGCAAATCTCCATTTTCTCTATCTTCATTTTCTTTCTTTATTCTAGATCTTTCTATTTCGGGATTACCCTTGAATTTTTCTATTACCATTTCATCACTAATTATATTTCTATCAGAAAGTTGTATAAGTAATGCTTTCTCTGCATTTTCATCTGATATAGACATTTGGTCAAACATTATCTCTGCCGGATATCTAAATCCCATAGACTGTCTTACCATTTCTATTTCTTTAGTCCAGAAATCTACTAATAGCATTCTACCGTATTCTAATCTTTCTATTAGTGTTTTTAAAGATAGTGCGTTGTTTGTAAAACCTGTTTTTCCACTACCACTTTGGCCAGTCATAGACGGTGGTATTCCAACACCGGCATAAATAGCATTTAATGGAGCTTCATATTTACTAGATCCTAAAAATTTATGAACATCTGTTGCAGACTCTTTAAATGTTAGTTCTGGCCCCCATACTAATTCCATAGTTCCGCCACCCTGATTAGATGCAAGAATTTGTCTAAGTCTATCTATAGCAGGTTTATTGGGCAATATTTTATGTTCAAGATTACCTATAGTCCAAAGTCTAATGTTAGAAATAGCCCCGTCTAATGCTGCAAAATCTGCGAGTCTCATTCTTTCTAACATAAAAATATCATCTAAAATAGGGAAAATCATTGGGTCTGCCCAAGTTTCCCAATCGTCTTTTTTGTAATGATAAATTGATAATCTATCTCTTTCTAAGATTATCTCGCTTTCATTATTTAATATCTGGCCCCTCATTTTTTTAGGTAAATTATTGAGAACTTCCTTCGGTATATTATTTTGCCTATCTAAATTGTATATATTATTACCAAAAGATAATTTTCCAGAATTAGATATACTTATAACATATTCTCCATTTGGATTTATATTAATACTTAAAGGATTAAAGAATGTATACCTAAAGGGTATTCTACTTTTATCAAAATTATATTCTGGAACTTTTACATCAGAAGCAATACTTTTCATAAAATTTATCATATTAGGAGAAACGTCTGCATAAGCTTTATAAAGAAAAACATTTCCCAATCTATACAGATTATTCAAAAACCTTTCAGATCTCTCTCTACCATTTACTTTATTAAACCATTGTTCATAAAACGTTTGTGCAGATTTGTTTTTATGTACTAATCTAACACCTTGACAAGCAAAATCGCTCATTAAATCTATAACTTGACGAATTATCCCGTTTTGTTTATAAGCTTTATTACATAGACTAATAGATTTAGTTTTATCTTGTGGTACAGCAGAATTTGGTCTATATCCATCATAATCTTTTCTATTAAATTCGGGCCTTATAGTTCTTAAACCTTCAGAACTTTTGCTACCATTAAAACTAGAAGAAGATATAGCCTCTGAATATTGATTTAAAGCAATAGTAAAATCTGAAATATTCTTCCATGTATTATAATCTCTATTAGTAGACATATCCACCCTTTTTGTAATTAAATTGTTATTAGATTGTAATGCAATTATACACTAATAGTATACACCATTCATACTATCTGAGAACCAATTAGGGGCGTTATACATTTTTTGGTTGGGTGAAGAACCCTTCGATTTTCCTAAAGAGTCTGAAAAACCGCCATAAAACTGATATTCTTCAGGCGTCTTTGTTCTGTCTATTATCCTAGCCGCCATATTAGCCATTAATAAAGAAGAATATCTATCTTTTCTAAGTCTCTTTTTCTTGCCAGCGCCTAAAATTACTTCTGGAGTATCCCATTTATCTCTACCGTTTGGCGTTTGACTCATTTCTATTAAAGATAATTCTTCTTTTAATTCTTCTATATCTAAAACACAGTCTTCTAACGTATCATTGGTTCTACTTTTTAATATATCGTCTGCTGTAGCCAAACCTATTGTAGAATTATCAAAAGATGGAAAAATTAACACCTTGTCTTCTAAATCTTTCTTTAAACCATGATTTGCTTCTGCTAACCATTCATATTTAGCAAATTGACACATCTCTAATATATGTAAACCCTTTTCATCATCTGTATCAGAAGGTTTATCTTCATCTATAACCGGCCAAATTAAATTTTCCCCTTCTTGTATTTTATCAGAATCATGTAGAGCTTCCATAATAGCTATACCGCCACCTTGAGCATCCATAGCTATACGATAACAAGGAAATCTTTTCATTAAATCCCTAATTTTTCTAGTACAATAAGCGTAAAAGTCTTTTTCTGTAGAAAGTCCAACCTTTTGTAAATCTTTATGTTGCGATCTATTGGTTGTCCAACAATATACTACTCTGCGATGATCTCCATTTAATTCTATAATTACTATACTAAAATTATCTACTTCAGAAGCTGGGTCTACGCCAAATATATATTTTTTATTTTTATCGCCTATTAATAATGAATTAAAATTTATTTCTTCATTTTTAGAATCTCTCATTATATTATCAATCGATGGTACACATGATTGTATTAAAGATCTTTTAAAAAACCCTTGAGAATCTTTAGTAAAAACGGCCCCATATTCCATCATATATATACCACTGTGAACAGTAGCTTTAGATCTAGCAACCATCTCTGGGTCCATAAAACCCTCTGGAACTAATTCATATGGAATTCTTATAACGGAATAATCTGACCATTTAAAATTAGGCGGAACTCCTTCAGAAAAAATTTCGCCTAGTTTAGATATATCCCCCTTACTTTTTATTATCTTTCTCCATTTTTTCCAATAATCAGCAAAATGATTAAAATCATAATAAGCCGTTCCAGATAAGATAATTTGATTTGGTATCGTAGAACCGTAATAATCTAATTGCTCTTTTTCTAAAATTATACCTTCTTCTTCGGCCTTTTTCTTAGCTGCGGCTTTTTTAACACCTTCTATAGGGCTAGAAGATACTACACCAAATCCAGATACAACTGTTTCAAATATATCTTTAGGAATTGTATTATGTTGTCTATATCCTTCTGCGTAAAAACTATGCGTAATAGGTAAATAATAATCATATAAATGTTCTTTTATATCTAATTTTTTTATAGATACAATTTTACTATATTGTATTTTATTTTTTATTATTTCTAAGAAATCTTCGGCTTCAATTTTCGTTTTAAATCTTTTTTGTATAAATTTATCTAAATACTTAATTTGGACTTTCCATTTATTTCTAGATTTATCATAAGTTATATGTTTAGGTTTTTTAGGTATTTGACAGTTGTTTAAAATATTTTCAAACCTATTAATTTTTAATAATTTTGAAAATTCTAAAGCATTTTCATTGTTCCATCTTACGAACCATTGTTTTTTATTACTTATTTCCGAATCTCTATTATTAATATATCCATCAAAACCCAATTTATTTGCTATAATTTGGACATCTCTACAAAGCCTTTCTGAAACAGAATAATAAGCTAAACCTATTAAATTTTCTTTTCCACGATCTTTCCAATAAAAACAAGACCCATCTCCATCAAATAAACCATTCAAGAAATGTAATAACGTTTTTTTATTTGACTTTAATATGCTATAAGGAATTATTTTATCTTCTGCGTAAGAATAATCTAAACCAAGTAAATATAATTTGTTTCTAAAAATTTCATCGTCTGTATAGATAGTATAACTTTTCTTACATACCCACCCTCTTTTATCAATATACGCTGGTCTTTCGCTAAATTTCCAACCAAATATCTTAACTATCTTTTTTACTAAATTAAAATCTGTAGTAGAAATAGAAATTCTTTTTCTATCAACAATTGAACCTTCACTAATTAGAACTCCTAATAACCAAGCTATATTTTTATCTATATTATCATCGCCAAATTTCTTAGATATATTTTTTGGGGTTTTTTCTATCCAATCTCCGTCTTGTAAAGATAGCACATTTTTCCACCCATTTGGAGTCATTAACTGATGTTTATTAGAGCATCTTATAACATAGCCATTTTCTAATTTTACTTCATAAACGTCTGTTTTAGGGGTTTTAATAAATTTAGAAGGCGATTCATACTTATTAATATTATCACCTGTTGGTAAATATATGCCTCTAGCAGAATCAAAATCTTCTATTCTTATTAATCCATTCCCTGTTTCTACTAAAGAACCTTTCTGCAAACAAGCGAATTCGTCGGAAATTATATCATGCGCTCTTTGTCCTCTAATTCTAGACCCATCACCCAATGGTAATGCTACTATAATACTATTATTTATTCTTAAGCTATATCTATCTGTATCTTTTTTAGGACCACTTCTATCATCGCACATACTTCTGAGGAGTGGAGAATTGTTCCACATAGTTTCCATATATTCAAATAATATTTTAGATTGTCTAAATCCGCCACCGACAATCACTATTTTCCTACCATCTAATAATAAAGCTCTTAATATAGAATATATAGAGAGCATATAAGATTTTGAAAATCCTCTAGTCGCAATTAACATAGGGAATTTTCTCTTCCAAATTTCTTCTAGTATAGCACACTGTATAGGTAATAATTCTATACCTAATACAGATTTAACTGTAAAAGAAAAATATTCTGGATTAGACATTATATAAGATAATCTATAATGAAAATCTTCAGAACCATTTAACATAAAATCGTATGTATTAAAAGATCCCTCATACTCTTCTTGTGTTAAATTGAGCCAAGCATTTTTAACATAATCAATATTAGCCATTATTACCTCTTTAATAAAGAATCTATATCCGGATAATTTTCACTACCCAATATTTCATCAACAAGTCCATAATACATAGCTTCTTGAGATGTTAGATACCAATTACCTTCGTCTAATTTCTTTTTTACAAAACTTTTAGCAAATCTATCTGGATATCTTAATTTTCTAGATTTTACAAAATTAGAGTCTTTAACCTTTGAAGAATAAATATTAACCATTTTATCAGCCATTTTATTGGCTATCTCAAAATATCTAACATTATTCATGTGGGCATCTTCTAAACCTTCTTGTCCATAGTGAAACATCATATATGCGTTAGGCATAATTAATCTAAAATCTGCGGCTTGTGGTATAACACTACCCATAGAACAAGCTGATCCATATATTAATACAGTTATGTAATTTTTAGAGAATTGTATAGCATCAAACATAGCCATACCATCTTCCCAAGCCCCACCCCTATTGGCATTTAAATGAATCAATATATTTCCTTTTGTAGAATCTAAAACTCTTAGATTCTTAATAAAAACAGAAGACATATAATGATTAACATCGTCGTCATTATCGGTATTCTCATGTGACCGATGCACAAAGATTTCTCTCGTTTTACAATCTATTCCAAAATTATGCAATTCTTCTAGAGGGTTTCGCATCTTATTAAATCCCTATATTTTTCATTCATATTTTTCATTATTCGTTGTGTATAGAAAAAACCTCCAAATTTGTCACCCGCAAATACAACTTGTATATTAAAATCTAACTGTATTTCTACAACTCTTTTGTGCATAAATTTACCGGTAATTCTAACACCGGATTCTAATGATGGAGGTATTTGACTATTTTTTGGAAATTGTATTAAATCATCAAAAGTAAATTCTAATATTAAAAACTTTGCTTCAAATTTACTCATTCTACCTAATTCATTATAAAACCTTTTATATTCTTTACCAAGATTATTAGCGAATTCAGAAGGGCTAGCCTTTCTTTCTATAGTTAATCTATCTTGTAATCCATCTATAGTATAATCTCCAGTATCAAGTTTAGATACTTTAGTACCCTTACAAAGTAAGAATGGGGTGAAATCATATCCATTTTTTTCTCTAGTATCTTTAATAACCCAATATTCGGGAATTTTACTCATATTTTCTTCTCACTATATCTAAAAACATCTTAGCATAAAAATGTTCTTTTTTTGCTATAGAATCATGACACTTTCTACATAAACAAATACCATTTTTTTCATCGTATCTATTAGAATGAAATCTTGACCATGGAAGTATATGATGTACCTTTATAGCTTTTTTAGAACCACAATTAGGCATCTGACACGTATACTTATCTCTCCTTCTTATTTTCGCTCTCCATGAACGATATTCCTTAGAATCCCAATCTCTCGAAGTCATTTTTCACCATTATATCTACCAAACTATTTATAAAAACTTTTGGACTCCAAGATAATTTTTCATGAGCTTTTGAATAATCACCCCTTAAAAACGGTACTTCAGCAGGTCTCATAAATTTAGGATCTTGCACAAATAAATCGTTAATATCAATATCACCCTCTATCTTCAAATAGTCTTTACAAGAATCTAAAGACAATTTTAAAAAATCCCTAATCTTTATAGTATTCCCAGTACAGATAACATAATCATCAGGAGTATTTTGCTGTAACATTAACCACATAGCCTTAACATAATCGCCTGCATAACCCAAATCCCTATATGTATCAATATCCCCAAGGCGTATCTTAGAAAAATAAAGGGGGTTTAATAGGGCTTCTTCTCCCATATTATCAACGTCTATAACATACCTTTTATCTAATCTCTTAGAGAATATTATCTTATCTCCTGATGTATCCATTATATTGTTAAGGGTTAGGGAATTATTCTTCATAAAAGAAAAAAATTCCGTCATCCATTTTGTTATTTTGCGAGTCACAAATAATTCACCCCTTCGTTCACTATCATGATTAAATAATATGCCGCAAGAGGCATGTATATTATATGCGTTTCTATATAGTCTAACGGTTTCGTGTGCTGCACATTTAGCTATAGCATAAGGCGATTGTGGTAAAAATTTAGTATTTTCATCTTGATATATGGTTTTTACTTCTTCGAAAATTTTACGACCACGATCAGTTAATACGTCGAAATCTTTTACATCTGTAGAGTAATCTCCATTAACAAGGGCGGAAAAAGATGAACCAAACATTTCTGAACTACTAGCTTGATAAAACTTAACATGTGTCAGTTCAAGATCTACCATAGCCTCTAGAATATTCATACATCCCTTTGCCGTTACATCCCAAGTTAATCCTGGTGATTTAAATGATGTGCCAACATGAGACTGAGCAGCAAGATTGTATATTTCGTCTACATCTTTGTGTTTTTTAAGCACCTTAATTATACTTGAAACATCTGTTATATCGCCCTCTTCTAATTCGAAATTTTTATTTAATAGGGCGTTTTTTATATTATCTTCGTTTGGTTGGCTAGATCTTCTTTTAACTCCAACGACTTTATAACCCTTCTCTAATAAAAAATCTGCAAGGTGCGAACCGTCCATTCCTGTTATTCCTGTAATTATAGCTTTCATTAACAACTTCCTTCAAATAAACTAAAACAAAAATTTTCATTAATTTTATCGCCATCATTCCACGGTAAAGTAGAATCAAATTTAACATTATTATTATCTATAGTTAAATATTTAGGGGTTTCTTTTTTTAAAACTAAACCTATATGATCCTTTATTATATTTATTTGTTCTTTATTTATAGATTGTGGGTTTTGTATTTCTAAGAACCCTTGTAACCAATAAACAAAATCTATTCCAGTCATAACTATCTCCTATAAAACCGTATCTACATTTAAAAATGGTTGATCAACTTCTTTGTCTGAATAAGAATGATATTCTGACAATCTCTTTTTTTCTTTTTGTGCCGCTAATTTTAATAGTTCCATTTCTAACCCATATTGTTTTAACTTTTCATGATTAGACATTAAATTAGCAACCCAACTACTAAAAGATTCCTTAGAATCTTCAATTCTTTTTATTCTTTGTTCTCTAGTAGCTTTCATATCTTTTAAGATAGCCATTTTTTTAGCTAATAATTCTCTATAATCTTTATTAAGAGCTTCTTGGGCTGATCTTAGACCGGCTAATTGTCTTTCTTTATTGGAAGCTTCTTCTAATTCATCGGGTGTAGCATTAGCAGAAGAAGATTCAAAAAGTTTTAACCACATTTCTATATTAGAGATATCTTGAATATTGTTTTTACTGGTTACTAAAGATCTATTACATAATAATTCGAGTTTAACTAAATCTATTATTTGTAATTCTTCTGTAGATGTAATGTCTCTATTAAATTGTTCTACAGTTTCATTCCAATGATATTCGAAAAGATCTATTTCGGCAGAAGTAAATTGATCTTTTAACTGTTTAAAGAATTGTCTATTTCTTAGTGCATAAGCTCCAACTTGTTCTATTTGTGGATCTACACCATATTTTCTTTTTATATAAGAACCCAAGCTATCTTCACTTCTATTAAGTTTTTTAGCCAATTCTGATAATGGTATATTAAGACTATCTTTTATTATTTTATCTTCTTCTAAAGATATTCTACCCTTTTTAAGAGTCATAAAATACATCTCCTGTAAATCCATTTTCCTCACAAATAGATCTTAAAACAGATATAAGTTCTTGTTTATCCTGCTTAGGTATATACACATCATTTAGAAGCTTTAGGTAATTTTGCCTATACTTTATAGGTAAATTACTATCTATAATGTCTAATAATCTAGAAGTATCTAAACATTTTTTATCTTCATAATACTGATCATTACATTCTTCTATAGGTAATGGTTTATAGAGTTTTTTCTTGCCTTCTGGATCATCTTTTAAAAAGAAATTATCTCTAACAAAATTTTTCAATCTGTTGGATAAGTTGTGCGATAAGAAATTCTCTAACGGTCTAATTTCGTCATATCTTTCTAGTGCTTCTAAACATATTAAAATCCCTTGTTGTTTTATATCTTCTAGTTCATATCCAGGGATTACATACGCCGCACATATTCTATTTATAACGACATTTATTACATCAAGAATTTCTTCTTCTGTATGATTTTTAAGCTGTCTCATATTTTAATGAATCTCATTATAATTATAGTCAAATATTATGATATTTAAACAACCCTCATTAAAATAAATGGGGTAGGAGAAGAAGAATGTTGTGATATAGTATATTCACCCCAATTGATTTGAGATAAATTATAAGTTCTGTCTTTAAATAATGTTTTTATACTAACTGGGCTAGCAGCATTTGTCCAAGCCAAAGAGTAGTTGGTGTAAGATTGTCCAACTCTTATAGTAACAGCATGACTACACCATGTAGATAACCAATACATTTTAAATGGTTGAAAAGTAAAATTAAACCCAGTGAGAATAGTTTGATTACTAGATGTACTTATATCAGAACTAGTTTGTAAATGCGTGGTAGGTCTTCCAGATTGGTCGCAGTCAAATATGCTAATTTTAGCAGAACTAGATGCTATACTAGAAGTTACAGATATACCAATTTGATCTATAGACAATTCCCATGGAAATGCCCATGGTGATAAATATATTCTGTTCGCTATTTGAGAAGATGCCGTTATAGAACCGGTAACAATATTACTTACAAAACCACCATTAGCAGGTTTTAATACATGTGGATAAAATAATACATTTGATATTGTAGAAACTTTTCCACTGTTATTACTACATAAAATATTATTTGTAGATAAATTATCATCTATTATAGTAGATGCAGCACCATTTATATTTAAAACTCCAGTATCACCTTTTGGACCCTGTATTCCAGATGGTCCAGGAGCGCCAGATGGTCCAGGTATTCCGGTTGGTCCAATATTTCCAGGTGGACCTATTGGGCCAGATGATAATATATATCCACTTATAGTATATCTTTTAGTTAAATCTGCTTCAAACATAATTATATATCTTCTGTATGAGGAATTAATATACTAGCCTTTTTAACACCATCATTTATTGTTTGTAATTGAGTTCTAGTTGCTAAGTTAGATATATCAACATTTCCAACATTTATAGATTGGGTTATAGAAGAATTTCTAGTCTCAGTTATAATAGAATAACCATCAACATTCAAAAATGGGGAACTATCATCTCTTGTATATAAATTACCATTGAGTATTAATCTATGGTTAAATTCCTTTGGTTTTATTTTCCAACCGTTTTCTAGGAAAAAATAAGAACCTACAGATATAGTTAAAGATATAGGGTCTCCACCAGCGGTAGAAAACACTTGTTGATATTTTGCATTATCTTTAATACAAACCCACTCTTTCCAAGCTGAATATATATCTTTTTTAATGTCTATTTCTACAGTAGAATTAGATTCATAATTACCCTGTATAATTTTATTAATTCCATCAAATATAAACATTATGTATTTTGATATTGCCTATCTACGAATTGTGAAATTGGGATTGAAACATTGTCAGACCCAACTGAATATTGCCATATATCAGCAGGTAAATAATTAAGATGATTAATCATTATATTAATAGTAGTACTAGATTCTGCTTGAAATGAAAATGTAGAACCTGATGTAGATTCTATACCATCTATATAATCGCCGTTATTTCCAGAGTTATTTTTATATACTCTAACTTCTGTACCGGTTTTTAAACCTGTTAGTGTTATAGTAGAATAATCCATTACATACTGTCTAGCCCTAGTAGTATTATCTGATTCTGTATTAATATATAAAGATGTTATAGCTGTAGCGTTACCTGTGGTTGTTTTAATTTTTATCTTTAATTTAAATCCGGTTTCTGGTATAATTTCATTAGGTAGTTGATTAAATCGCAATGTTCCTGAAACAGTGCCTATATTAGCTTTATCTACTACTATAGTAGTACCATTTGTTATACTTTGTACTTTAGCATTTCCATTAATGTTAGTACCAAAAACATAATCACCAACATTTACACCCGTTGTAGATGTCATAGTAACGTTAGTAGAACCATTCGATCCACCACCACCCGCTCTAGAATAAGATAGATTCTTAAAAGACCCAAATCCAGAACCGGTATCTATAGCATAAGTTATATCATAGTTAGTAATAGTTCCACCGGCCATAACTGCTTCAGAAATTGGAAAAGATTTATGACCAATTATGTAATATGGGGTTTCATAAGTGATTTGACCATCTATAGTAGGCATATATAAACCACCGGCAGATGTAAAATTAACAGGCTCTGTATCTACAGTATAATAAGAACTTGTGGTAGAAGTTTTTTCATTACAAAGTATACCTATTCTACTATTAAGTGCCGTGTATGTTAACACGCCAGAGGAATTGCCAGCGTTTAAACATGTAAAAGTAAAAGTATTCTCACTAAGAACCGTTATAGTTTTAAC